CGTCTCCAAGTAGACTACGTTCAGCAGTAGTAAGGTACGCATCCATCGCCGCACCGTACTCTCTAACGAAACGGTTATGCTTTGCAACGTCAATGCGGACAATTTCGTTTGTTTTAGGATCGCGAGTAACAACTGTATCTGACCATTTTTTACGGATCGTAGCTCCTACGTCATTAAATAGGTCTCGGTTTGCAGGTGTGTTTAAAGTGTCTGCAATATCTAAAACAGCCGTCGCACCACGTGAATCTTTTTGGAATAATAAGTTCCACGCAGCTTCAGGGTTTTTAGCTGTCCGAAGTTTTGCTACAGCAGATTTTTGTACATTACGAAACTGATTCGAAAACTTAGCAAACGAATCATCAAGGACTTTTAATTCTTCTGCTAACCCTTCAGGTGCGCCTTTTCGTGAAATAACTCGGTTACGAGCTGTTTCAAGCGCATCCACCATACCGGAAATTGTTTCTGGGCTAGGTGCGGCTTCACCGCGTTGAGCGGCTAAGTATGCTTTGCGCTCTAATCTACGAAGATCTCGAATATTTTCATTTAAGGTGCGGAGTGACATAGGCTTGATTTTAACCGCTGCACCCGAAGAACTTTCGACAAAAGAATCTAAAACTTTATTAACAACCGCTGCATCGCCCGGATCAGCGAAGGGCCGACTGGGTAAAGTCGCCTTTAAGTCTTGAGCGAAACGAACAGCTTCGGTAGGGCGGATGGCACCCTTACCGGGGATAACACTATCAATAGATATTCCTGTAGCTTCTGACCAGCGTTGGAATAAACCTTCATATTCTTTACCAATTCTTAATGAAGCAGTTTCAAACGCTTCTCCGATCGCATCTTGCGCCGCACCACCTAAAGCAGGCTCTCCACGAAGCGACGGGGGTAAATTAAGAGCGTCGTCAATAGCTGATTCAACATTTACAAGCTGCTGGGATACGACTGCTTCGAGATCTGCTGTTCTAGTAGCAGCTGTTTCTGCAGCAATATTTTGAATATCAGAACCCAAAGCTGCGCGGTCAGCTTCATTAAGCCTAGCGCTTGTTCCGCGCACACCGGGGGGCATAGCTGGTTCTATCGCAGCTTCTGCACGGATAGCTTCATCTGCCGCAGCTGTTCTTTGAAGGCTCGGGGTAAGTAGCGCGTCCGCCGTTTCACGTGATGGTGATTTTACAACCGAAGCTTCACGTTCAGCAAGTTCTGTGGCTGCCGCTTGCATAGCCGCTGTATCACCCGCACCGGTTGCTTTTGCTGCTCCGGCTTCTAAAATTTGAGCAGATGAGGGAAGTACATCAATTTCTGCCGCTTTTTGACCAGCGGGGCTTTCCATAAAATTGTTATATGCTTTGAGGAAAGTATCCTCATTAATGTCTACAGCAAACTTAGGACTTGCTGCGCCCATTGCTCGAAGGACAGGCTGTATGGCTTTAAATGCCACGGTGCCGCCAATACCGAAGGCCGCACTAAAACCGGCTTCTTTTAAAGCTTGGGAAATAATAGCGTCTTCGGGTAAATCAGGAGGTAAAAACCCTTTGCTTTTAGCATAAGTTAGACGACCAAGAGATGCAGCGAAAGCAGCAGTAGAAGCCGCAAGAATCGGGGTTAAAGGTACTTGACCCACACCAGGAATCATTGCAGAGCCGACGCCAGCGGTAACTTCAGCCGCGATCGGTATTAACATGTCTGCCGAAATATCAGCGACATCACCTAAAACATCCTGCGGTCCAAAAGGATCAACGACGTTATACTTACCATCAAAACGAGGATCTTTAAATTCAAGCCGACCACTAACATCACCAACCCGCAGACCGAAATCATAATCGCCGGTTACTAAACCTTCTTTTTCAAAATACCTCTGAAGATTGTATTCGACGTTTTTCTTTTGTAACTCTGGGTTAAATAAAGTTGTCGTACTAAGATCAAAACGTAATCCCGTGGGAATGCCTTCATTTAAAATCCCAGCTTCTTTTGCGAGTATGCCCGGCGTTTTATACCCGCCAGTTATTAATTCATTAAAATCAGGAACTTCTTTTGGTTGTAAATTAGCATCCGGACGATCCGTACCCATTGAAAACGGTGTTGACATACCTTGTGATACGACATCAGAAAATGACGGTGCAGCCTGAGGCACAGCTGCTGTTGCAGCCGCTTGTTGACTAGATGCTAATAGACGCTGGTCAATGATGTCATCTAAAATACTGCTCATTATCGCCCCGCTTTATACTCTCTGTATGCTTCTAAATCTGCATCAGAAAATTTCTCTACAGCGCTTGCTAACCCAGCTCGGTCGTTTTCAAAAAGTTTTTCTAACACCCCGAGCGTGTTAAACAACTCAAGCTGCGCAGGTGTAAATTTACTATCTACGTTTCCAGTATCTACGTTTCCAGCGCCATCACCACGATATTTATCTAAAGATTGCATACGGATAAGTTGTCCGTTTGCTCCAGTCGGATCATAAATAATACGGTCAGATAGCCCAGACCGAATACCTTCGTTATCCCTCAAAAACCGGTTTACATCAAAAGTCGTTCGGTCAGTAAGATCATCACCTGTTAAACCCTCAACCTCTTTGAGATATTTAAGATTACCGGGTGCCTGATGGACTTTATTATACCGAATAGCATAATCGTTAGTTGCTGTCGTTAACGCTTGATTAATACCGGCAATTAAGGTCTCGCCGCTGGCAAACCACTTTCCTTCAGAAATATCGCCGCCACCAAAAGTAACAAGCGCAGCCGCAACATCTTTATCAGTTAATTTACCGGTTTCACGGCTACCCGCGAGAGCATAAGCAAAACTCATTAACTGACTCTGTATTGTCACATTACCGTCAGCAAGTTCTGATAACCGTGTAAAAACTTTACCAACAGTAGTATTACCAACCTTTTCGGTACTACCTTTCATAACGTCGGTAATAGTGCCGTTTAAATAACTTGCTTGGTTATCCGACGCTCTATTGCCAAAATTTCCAGTAATCGCCGTAATTTGACCCGAAACGCCTCTAATACCAAGACCAAATTTAGAAACAACGCCAGTAACATCAGAAGGCGCTTCGCCTTTTGAAAGTGAAACCATAATACCGTCGGCAAGACCAAAAGCGGAACCAAGTGCGTTACCTTGGTTAGATAAATTGTTTGCTTTTTGTACAGCATCAGATGCGGCGAAAGCACCCGCTGCATCGGGTCCAGCGGCAACCATTTGACCATCAGCGAACACATACTGCTGAGCGGGTTTGCGTTCTGTCAAAAGTGAAATTCGGTTATTAACAGAAGTCAGTTGCGAATTTAATTCAGCATATTCTTTATCCTCTGAGGACATACCCTGCATTGCCGCCAGCAAGTCAGTTCTTGCAGCAAATTGACGTTGTAGTTCGTCAGAAGGCTGGTCACCGATCGACGGTTTAACACCAAGAATATTTACTAATCCTCGATTATCTTCCCCTACTTTCGATTTATCGGTAAAACCTTCGACGGTATAGATTTTGCCTTCTTTAAATTCTAACCCACCAAACTGGCTGGGGAAGGCGTTTTTGTAAAAATCGAATTCTTCTTTCGTTGAAATAACAAAATTCGACTCTACGATATTAGAGGCGTCAGCAACATCTTCCAGCTTTAAACCGTTCGCTTTTAGTAAAGCAAACATCGTGGCCGGAATATTATCTGCAGATACACCAGAAAATGCATTAGGATGACGCGCAATAATCGGTAGCGCTTTTTCTTTTTGATCTTTTGTTAAAATATTTAACGAATTCGAGATTGCAGTTGCTCGCCCACGAGCCTCTGTACCGTCGATTTTTTCTTGGTTTTGATAAAACGTCGCTAAATCCATAACGAGTTTCGATTGGGCTTTACGTTCTTCACCAAGTTGTTTAGCTAATTGAACACCCAGCGTTTTTCTTTGTTTTTCGTCTTCACGAAATACACCAAACGCTAACTTATTTAACATGTCGCTTCGAGCGCTCTTTTCTTTCCGACGCTGTTTAGCTACAGCAAACCCGCGTTCACCTGCAACACCTACGTCCTTTAAGAAAGAGCTAAGCTCAGAGTCGCCCGGTTGTTTTTTACCTTCACCACGGAGTAAGCTAAGACCGACAGAAACGGCTACATCCGCCCAAACTGGTGTTTCTTTACTCTGGTCAATTTTAAAGAATTTGTTAACTTCTTCACGCGCTTTTTCAAACAACTCTGAAGATTGCGTACTATTTTGAATTTTAACTAAAGCGCCAAGGAGTTTAGCTAACTCTGGATTATTCTCGTAAGTTTTTTTCGCAGGTTCGGTGACATCATCAGAGTTATCTGTGGCCATCGACTCAATATCGCTTGCGTCCCCATCTTCAATTAATCGAAGAACGTCACCCCCGACTACGTCTGAAGCTAGCGTTTTTGCTTGTTGATCGTCTTTTGGGGTCGTTTCAAATAACGTATCAGGTAAACCCATCGACTGAGCAAAACTTTGCTTAACCGACATAGGTGAATCGGCAAGTAAATCGCCGCCTAACGCTTCAGTCATAAATTGTTGTTGAGAAAGTGCTTCTAATCCTTGCGGTCCAGATGGGCGACTAATTTGCGCTCGCGGTACGTTCATACCCCGACCGTCTTGATAAACAGAAACAACGCCTTCCCTGTTTACACCGGGTCGAACAAACCCTGCTCTAGCAGGAGCCGTTGAACGATTCATTAATGCAGCGGGAGTCAAGAGCCTTGGATCAAGAGCCATTATCTAACTCCTACGCAACTGTTGTAGATGTGACGTTGCTGCCACTAGCAAACGGTTTATATCCTAATTGACCAGCTAACCCAAGACCAGTAGCTGCTACACCACCAATTTGAGATAATAGACTTTGGTTAGGCAAAGACGATATTCCGACTGTAGACGAAGTAGTAGGAACTCCGCGCAATAGGTCACTAAAGAATCCAAACCGACGATAAGGTTCGTCTTGTTGCGCCATAAAGTTAGCTCTCTGGGTATCAAGAACTGCTTGCGCTTGTTGTTGTTCAAGAGAACCAATACCCAATAGATTTGCGATATCTTGTTGCCCCATTTGTTGGGTCTGACCAGCAAGTCCAGCTAATTGGCCTCCCATACTACCTAACCCAGCGGCTCTAGCGCCAACAAGGTTTTGTGCATCCATAAACCCTGCTCTTCGAAGATTTGCTGACGTATCTCCAAAACTTCTCAAACCCGCACCTGCAATTTCCCCCGAGGCAAGACCTTGACGAGCGCCTCCAAAAGCCCCAGACCCTGTTGCGCTAGCTCCTAATTGGTTTTGTTGCATACGCGTTTGTTCAGCAATATCTCGACCAACATTTGCTATAACATCGCTGGTATAAGGGTTCATAAAATCCTTATAAGCGTTAGGGTCCGATAACATTGCCGACCCTGAATCGATTAAACCTTGGCTTTTATCGAGAAGGGGTTGATACGCTCCTATACCTTGATCAACAAGCGTCCCTGCTCGTTTTTGACGATCTGTA